CGAGGTTAAAGAGTATGTCTAACGAAATGATTATAAACGCGGAACCAGGTGGTCCAATTGATTTATCTGATGCGCTTAACAAAGCTTTAGAAGCCCCACAATTAGATGCGGTTTTACTTTCTATAGCTAACGATTACTTAGCTGGTATGGATACTGGGGATATTTCCGAACAGTATGGTATATCTCGCGAAAGAGTGATCGCAGTATTAGAAGCTAAAGATGTTAAGATATACATAGACGGAGTCTATCAAACCTCTGGGTTTCTAAACAGATTTAAGAGACTTGCCTTAGTTAATAAGGTTATCGAGTCTAAGATCGCCGATGCTCTAGCAGCAGGTGGTGATTATAGTGATAAAGATATATTGGATTGGCTTAAACTTCTTAATGATATGGATAAGACAGCTAATCCTAAACAGACTGGAGCTACGGTTGCAGTACAAGTAAATAACTATGATAAGTTGATGAACGACTTAATCAAGTAAGGAGATCATATTATGAAAACATCAATGGTACTAGTAGTTGCTGCAATGTTAGCTTTAGCTGCATGTGGTGACAATACCCCAAATGAGTGTACAGACGATTCAAGTGCACCTATCTGTCAAGTAAGCGAATAAATAAGTAATGGGGGAGAGATGGATAGTTTCTCCCCCAATTTTTAAAGGAAGATTAGCTAATGAGAAGAATATCACAACGTCTGGGTGGAACCGGAGTAGATAACACAAATTTATTTGAAGTTCAGGAAGTTGGTGGTAATGTAATCTTCGACGGTGGAACCGTAATTGTGGATGCAGTTAACGATATACTAGATATCACTGGCGCAATTACCGTATCTGGGACCGTGGATGGGCGTGATGTAGCTGCTGATGGTACTAAACTTGATACTATCGAAACCTCTGCTACCGCTGATCAAAGTGCTGCTGAAATACTAGCGGCGTTATTAACAGTAGATGGCGCAGGCTCTGGATTAGACGCTGATGCTCTAGACGGACAAGCAGGTACTTATTACTTAGATTCTACAAACCTTACAGGCACAATAAATACTTCCAGAATCTCTGGTAGTTACACTGGTATTACTGCCGTCGGTGCTTTAGGTACAACAGATGTTGGTACTTATAGCTCCGGTAATTATGCACAAAGATTCACTTCAGCTAACCATACTTTTAAACAATCAGGAGATACTGCTAATGAGTTATCTCAAATTATTTGGGTTAATAATAGTGGAGTAACAACAGCTAATATATGGAAAACTGGTGATGCAGGAGCTAGTGCTCCTCTTAGAATCAAATCTTTAGGGCCTATTCACTTCAATGTTGGTGAAGTAGGAATTGATGGAACAGCTCCAGATGCTTATGTTCATTCAACCGGCTTCACAGTAACAGGAACTATTACAGTAACAGGAACTGTAGACGGTCGTGACGTAGCAGCAGATGGTAGTAAATTAGACGGTATAGAGACCTCTGCTACGGCAGACCAATCCGCAGCAGAAATACTAGCCGCGTTACTAACAGTAGACGGTACCGGTACTGGATTAGACGCTGATACCGTAGACGGTAGTCACGCCTCTGCATTCGCATCTTCTACGCAAGGCGCTACCGCTGATGCCGCATTGCCAAAAGCTGGTGGTGCAATGACTGGCCCTATAACAACTAATAGTACCTTTGATGGGCGTGATGTAGCTGCTGATGGCGCTACCTTAGACGGGTTAGCCCCTCTTGTAGCAGGTATTCAAATGTGGCCTTCTGGAACTGCTCCTACTGGCTATCTAAAGTGTGACGGTAGTGCTGTAAGTAGGACTACTTATGCAGGAATATTTGCAATAACTAGTACCTCTTATGGTGCAGGTGACGGATCTACTACTTTCAATCTACCTAACTTTCAAGATAGAGTACCCCTTGGTGGAGGTGCTAATAATAGTATTGGAGCAACAACTCATGCTATGAGTGCTAGCTCTATTAAAACTTCTACTTCAGCATCAATTAGTGCTCATAGCAACGTAGCAACACAATCAGTGTCTACTGGCGTAAAAGATGCGTCATCCGTAACAGTACTAAGTGCGTTAAACGATCATTCAAGTATAACAGTAGATACCGTGTTTCCAACAGTAGTGGTGTCTTTTATTATAAAAACATAAGGCTAGATTTAAGTATGTTAAAAAAACTCAATTTTATAATTCCATTAGTGAATTACTTACAAAACACTCCTATATGGAAAATACTTGTTGAATTTACTTTGGCAGTGGCATTCATTCTTGTGGTAGGTTCTGTATATATTCTAGCAACTAACTTTGACTTCTTTGCAGAGATATATCAAAATAAATTTACAGAATCAAATATTAGAAGTTCTTTAGAGCAGTCAGTAAGGATAAATGTGGCTTTAGAGACTATCATTCTTGACAATGATAAAGATATATCCAGAGCTTATGTATATAAATACCACAACGGTACTGATAGTTTAAATGGCGTTCCTTTTATGTTTAAAAGTCAAACTCATGAAGTAACCACTAATGGTATTAGTTCGGAAATTAATAACTTACAAGGAGTACCTATTGCAGTTAATATACCTCAAGCACAAGCTTTTCTTGCAGGTAATTGTTATACTCTTACCGTTCCTGACAATGTGGACGGGTTATTTAATCAGGGATATGTGCAGTCTTTAGTAAATAGAGGTACATTATCCGTACTTAGCTGCCCCTTACAAGATAATAGAGGTACTTTAGTCGGTTACCTAGGTATAGATTCATTATTTAAAAAATTTAGTGAAGAAGAGATTATTAGCTTAACTAGCCAATTAACTGAAGCTTCTATTAGGATAAGAAAATATGTATCACTTACTAAGTAAACCATTAACATACGTAGTACTAATGTTTACAGTATCATTAGGATTATTAGGCATACTACTTGGAGTATTATATACTCCTACTAATATACCTAATTTAGATGATATCCTATACAATGAACAATTAGATAATACTTTAAATAATACTATAGTAAAATTAACTAATTTTAGTCCTGCTAGAATATCTATAGTTCGTTATCAACTTACTAACCATACTAACGTAATAACTAAATCCATAGCAGTTCAACTAGTAAGTACGGGAAGTTCTACTTCACGCCTTATACAGAATAGAGTAATATCTGGTAATGGCGATGATGAAATGTTATCTAGCTATATAACTAACAATTGTACTTATATACTATTACCTAATATAGCAAGTACAGCAAAAATACTAAAAAATAGAGGTATATCACTAGTTGGTTGCCCAATTTTTGTAAGGGATACTTTTATAGGATCATTAGCTCCTGTGTTTAATAAAGAACTATCACCAGAAGAAATTCTAGAAATAGAGCGCATTCTAAGAGCTACTATAGCAAGTTTTACACATAATGAAATCACTACCCAGTAAACAAGGTTACATTAACTACATTAAAAATATTCTGAAATTTTTCGGTATACTTATACCTGTATTAGCAGCCTTCGGCGCTTTATGGATTTCTATGGGCTTACCTACTCCTATATTTACAAACGATCAAGCAGCTTTTCATAAAGAAAATGTTGTTCCTCCGATTACTGATCTACGATCAATCCTTCAAAAAGTTATAATACCAGAAACTCAGGGTAATCTTGCAGTCGAAGAGGTACTTATAAATGAGAAATTAATTAGAGAACAGGCTAAATCCTCAACAGAAAGAAGCAATGATCTTATAAGTCTATGGGCTAAAAGATTAGATGAGATTAGAACTAATAGAGAAATAATGAAAAGACTTGAAGAAGCGTTAGAATCTCCTATTAGCTTTTTGAACGATACTAACTTTATGGTTGCCGGAGTAAGAGACGAAGCAGCCTTACGCGAACAGCTCAGAACAGAAATGTCAAAACCTCCTGGTCAAAGGAATCAAGCTTTGATAAACTCTATACTACGACAATTAAACAGATTAAACAGAGGAATAGTATAAATGAGTGACAATTTTTTTAAAGTACCTATCCATAAGCTAACAGATAAGTTAGTTATAGATAGACAAGAAGGTATTCAGTTAAATGCCAGCCAATTAGGTATGATAGAAGGAATGGAGAACAATAGATTTTGGGTCCATATATCTTCTCGACGTACAGGTAAATCTCTTGGAGCAGCAATTCTAGCTTTCGCAAAGTTACTAGAACCTGGTTCCAAAGTAATGGTAGTAGCACCAAACTTCACACTTAGTTCGATTATTTGGGATTATGTAACAAATATTATAGCAAACCTACAAATTGAGTGTAAGAAGTTCAACCAAAAAGATAAAGTAGTACAACTTATAAATGGATCAGAATTTAGACTTCTATCCGCTAACAATAGAACATCCTTAGTCGGCCGTGCAGCCCATCTTCTTATAATTGATGAGGCCGCGGTTATACCTGATGATGAATACTTCCAACGAGATTTGCGTCCTGCACTATCTACGTATCCCGATTCAAGAGCACTATTTATTAGTACACCACGTGGTAAAGGTAACTATCTTTACGAGTACTATATGCGCGGACAAGATACTGAGATTGTTGATTGGGGTTCTGCTAAGTACCCTTGGACTACTAACCCACTATTAAGAAAAGCTGATATTGAAGAAGCACAAAGAAGTATGTCGAAAAAGCTTTTTGCTCAAGAGTACTTATGTGATTGGTCTTCATCTGAAGCTATGATATATAACTTGGACGAAGAGAAACATATTATTGACCTAGGCATTAAAGAAGGTGATCCACGATATACTTTCTTTGCTGGCTTCGACGTAGGTTATCGAGACGATACTGCTTTTGTAGTTATAGGAACAGACGGAGAAAAATTTTATGTAGTAGATGAGTTCTATGTTAATGAAACCCCTACTTCACAACTAGCTGAAATGATTAAAGAAAAAATAGCCTTATGGGATATCGAAACTATTTATATTGATAGTGCCGCCCAGCAATTAAAAGCCGATTTTGCCTATGAGTACGATATTTATTGTGAGAACGCTATTAAAAGTGTCAATGACGGAATACTTGCTATAGGCAGCTTAATAGACAACGAAAGATTATATTTTGACGAAGATAAGGCACAACATAGCTTTAAGTCAGTAGCTAACTATAAATGGAAAGCAAGTCTAGAAACACAAAAGCCTATTCATGATGAGTTTTCTCATGGATCAGACGCTATACGCTACGGAATCTATACTTATATGAGACAAACTATAAGTGTTTACGGCTCGTACCATGCTGCTTAATGACACTAACTTAGTAATACTTAATTACGAAAGACCTGAGAATGTATTCCATATAGCATCTGCGCTATCTAACATATTACCTATAATAGTAGTTAATAACAATCCAAAGGTTAAGATTAATAACTTAGTAAATGCACTAGTACTTAATAATGATGAAAATAAGTACTGCATGGAT